TATAGGTACAACAAGTCCTAGTGCTCCTTTAACAGTTCATAACAGTGATGACTCAAATTTAAACACTATTGAAGCTTACAACGATAACGGTAATTTAACAGGTGCTTTTTCTCAAAACTCTGCTGGTGATGGAACAATAACCTCTAAAAAAAATGACGGAACACTTAACGTGATGTTTAGATCTAATGGTGTTTCGTTTATAAATGGAGGCAGCCTTGGAATTGGAACCACAAGTCCTTCTTATAAATTAGAAGTTATTGGTGGTACAAATGGTTTGTATGCAATGGGAAATGCAACTACCGCAACTTCTCTTACTTATGGTGCTTCTTCAAGTCATATACTAAGGTGTGAAAGCTCTGAACTAGCAATAGGTTTACATAATGCAAGTCCATATAATTTATATTTACAAGGAAGAACTTCTGCTCATGCTGCAAGAAGTTTATCTATAAATCCATTAGGCGGTGATGTTTCTATTGGTAGTAATGATTTTGAAAATATTCCTTTACATGTAACTGGTCAAACTGGTCAAACAACAATATTAAAATTAAAATCTGGAGAGTCTACGGTCAACCAACAATGGCAGACCAGTGGAAATGGTAATTGTCTACAACAATATGATGGATTAAGTCTTAATACTTATACACCTACTGCTTCTGGTTCGCCAGCTTTTGAATTAATACACCAACTAAATCATCATGGAATTACTTTAACCCAAGGAAAAGGTATAAACTTTTATAATTATGGAACAGGCACAGATATCACAAATAATAAATTGGATGATTATGAAGTTGGTGAATGGACACCTGTTTTACAAGCATACGATTTTAATAACAGCAACACTTGGACAAACGTAACTTTCGATGATGCAATAGAAACTGCTTATCAAAAAGGACGTTATACAAAAATAGGTAATCTAGTACATGTTTGGTGGTACTCAAGTACCTTTAGTTTAGATCATGGTTATAACAATTTAGCAGCAAGAATAATTGGTTTACCATTTAATAAATATAACGTAACTCCTTATTATGGTGATAATTTTAGTTTTCCACATACTACTTGTTTTAAAGACACATCTTTAAATATTACACAACCTGGTGGAGCTTTTATGTCACCTAATACTAATATTTTAAATCCAATAATACCTGCAGAGATTAACTCTTGTAAATGGACTTCTGATAATGCTGTATATTTGATGCTGGCTGGAACTTATGCAACGAACTTATAGGTAGAAAAGTAATATGAATATTAAACAAACCTTTCTTAAACAATTACTCAAATGGCATTAACACAAATAACAGAAAAAGGTATTAAGGATGGTGAAATCGTTAATGCCGACATCAGTTCTAATACAGCTGATCGTATAGCTGGAAGTAAAATAACTCCCAACTTTGGATCTCAAGCACTAACTTGCGGAAGTGTGGATTCTAATGGTGGGATTATTGGTGCTTCTTTACAACTAGATACTTCTACATTAAATTACCTTTATTATACTGATTCTATTGCATTGACTAAAGCTGGTCACGGAGCTGAACTTGTAATAGATTCAAGTGGTCAAGTTGGTATTGGAACCACATCACCAAACAGATTAATTCACGGTTATGGTTCTAGTCCAATTCTTAAATTAGAGGCAACTAATAATGAAGCCTATATACAATTAAAAACATTAGACCCAAATAATGCTAATGAAAGTTACATAGGACTTGTAAGTGGTGATATTTATATGTCAACTACTGGTACAGGATCTAGTGGTAATGGAGAAAGATTTAGAATCAAAGCAAATGGTCGGGTTGGTATCAATACTTCAAGCCCAAGTGCAACCCTTAGTGTTAACGATCCTAATGGAGATAATGTTACTTTATTCTTACATACAACTGCTGGAAATAATTATATTCAACTTGAAGATAGTGTAAATAATCATTTCTACATTGCTAAAGAAAATGTAAGTAACAAATCTCAAATTGCTTTTTATACAACTAATGCAGCAGAAAGCGGAATAGAAAGAGCAGCACATTTTGATTACAGAGGATTAGTGCTTGGTTCAGGTAACGCTATAGTTTTTCATCCTCATGATAATACAGATACTAATCCATACGGCTCTGATAGTAATCACCTTGATGATTATGAAAGAGGTTCATTCCAACCTACTATAACTAGTACTAGTAATCCACAACCAACACAAACTGCTTATGTACACCAACACGGTTATTATGTAAAAATTGGTCGAATGGTACATGTAAGGGTAGATATAGAGTTTTCAACTAGTGGTGTTTCTGGCGGTACTGGATTAGCAGTTTTATCTGGTTTACCTTTTATAAACTCTCAAGAAGCAAACGCATACGGTATAACTATGGGAGTTGGTTATTCACCAAATTGGTACAACAATGGGTGTCCTACAGGTGGTTATATGGAACCAGGTGTTTCTTGGAGTTATTTAATGCCTTATAACACTAGTGGCGGAACATTTACTTCGGCTGCTGATGTTGGTGCTGGAACTAGATTAATTGCTGGATTAAGTTATCAAGCAAATTCATAGACCGCAGCTATGTCTATAAACTAAGCCTAAACCTGTTTTAATCGGAGATTAATCCTAATGGCATTAGCCGAAACAATTGAATACGACAAAATAGAAGTTGTCGGCACACACAAAGCTGTACAAGTACGTAAAGCAACAGTCATTAAAAAAGATGATGTAGAACTTACACGATCTTTTGAAAGATATGTATTACATCCAGACTCAGACATAAGTGGTGAACCAGCAGAGGTTCAATCAATATGTAATGCAGTCTGGACAGACGCTGTAAAAACAGCTTGGACAGAATATCAAAAAACCCAATCCACACCCTTAAATTAAAACATGACAATCACTTGGAAAGTAGAAGATTTAGATAGAGAACTTGTAGACGGATACGTATATCAAGTGCACTATTCAGTAAATGGAGAAGATGGTACATACAAATCTAGAGCTGTAGGTAACATACCTTTAGAAAAACCAGAAACTTTAATACCATTTAAAGATCTTACTGAAGAAACTGTTATTGGCTGGGTAAAAGCGTCATTAACAAAAGAAAATGCTGACGCAATTACAAATGTAGAAACTGCATTAAAGAATGTAATAACAGAACAAAAAACACCAACTAGAGGAAAAGGTTTACCTTGGACACCCCAAGCATAAATATTCCACCAGTAGAAAGTATAGAAACAATATCTTTACCGCTACCCACAGCTGACGTTCCTAGCTATGTACCTTTGGTAGTCCCTCCTAGTGATCTTAGAGAGCCAGAAGGGACACAACCAGAGACTACAGAAACTACGGAACAGCCAGCACCGAGCATAAATATACCAATGATTAATATAGATGTACCACTACCTACTACAGAAGTAATTGTGGCTGCAAGCTATGCAGCGGTATCTGCCGTAGCAGTAACTACGTTTGCTCAACCCTTTTTTGACACCATAAAGAAAAAATTACAAAGGTTTATACAAGGTAAAGTTGATAAATGGAAGAAGAAAAAGTCATCAAAGGACAACCCAAAAGTTTCTTAAAAAAAATAAAAGAGAATGTAGATGACCATGATGAACAGATGCAAATACTAGGTGCATTAGTGCGTTTAGGTGTTGTTGTTTGGTCTGGTTTTATTATTACTCTTAACTATGTTGAGTTACCTATGGTTAGAAAACCTTTGGGTGCATCCTCTGATATCACGTTCGTAGCCTCGATTTTTACGGGAGCTTTGGCCACATTTGGTCTTTCTACTGGTAATAGTAAAAAGGTTAAAGAAGAAAAAACTAAACAATGAAAAAACTACTTATTGCTATGTTACTGCTACCTGCAGGTGCATATGCTAATACTGTTACGCCTCAATTTACCACAGGGTCGATGAACGCAACGACCACAACCACACAGACTATAACCGAAGTCGAACAGCGTCAAGTTTTTGGTGCTGAAGTAAAGACTTGGAGCGGTACTAATATATCAGCAGCAGCAAGTGCAGGTATTGCTGGTGGCGATGCAGTATTTACTGTAACTGATACCACATTACCTTGGACACTAGAAACCACATCAAGATCAGCTGGATTAGTAGAACAATGGGAT